CCACTATTCAAGATAATCAGGCGCTGCTGCACGCGGACCCCGGCTATCTCGCCAACTTGAAAGCCCTCTCCATGGTCGAGCGGGAGCGGCTGCTCCTCGGAAACTGGAAAATCAAAGCTGCAAAAGGGCTCTTTTTCCCCCGTGCCGCTGTCGGCGAGCTGCTTCAGGAAATCCCGAAAGATGTGGTCTGCTGGGTGCGCGGCTGGGACCTCGCCGCCACGGACACCGATGAGGGAGGAAATCCTGCTTATACCGCTTCTGTCTTGCTCGGGAAGCGGCGAGATGGAACCTATGTCCTTGCCAACGCCATCAACCAGCGACTCCGCGCCGACAAGGTCCGCGCCTTGGTCAAACAGTGTGCTGCCGCTGACAAGGCGGCCTTTCGGCGGGTGAAAATCCGTTTGTCCATTGATCCGGGACAGGCTGGCAAGGAGCAGAGCCAGAGTTATCTACGAATGCTCGCCGGGTTTTCGGTCAGCGCCGTGCGCGAGTCGGGCAGCAAGCAGGCCCGTGCAGAGCCTTTCGCCGCTCAGTGGCAAGCCGGTAACGTCAAAGTATTGGCTGGAGCTTGGACGGAGACGCTGCTGAATCAGTATGAGAGCTTTCCTGAGAGCAGATTTGTGGACCTTGTAGACGCGGGCAGCAACGCTTTTCATGAGCTGGAACGGATGAACACTGCCAGCGCTCCTCCAGCGGACGGTGACGAGAGTCCTACACATAAGAACAGCTATTGGCTGAAATAGAGAAAGAGAAGGGTGTGAAAGCCATGAAAACGGAAATGGGCAGAATTGGACAATACCGGCACGGCTCGACGGGGGCAGGCAATATCTTCTTTGAAGAATTTCTGTCCGAACTGAGGGGAACCAGAGGCGTCCATGTCTACACGGAAATGGCGGATAACGACGCCACCGTCGGTGCGATTCTCTTCGCTATTGAGATGTTAATTCGGCAATGTGCCTTTCATGTGGAGCCGAGCGGAGACGCTGCCGTGGACCGGAACGCCGCGCAATTCGTCGAAAGTTGTATGCACGACATGGAGCGAACGTGGACCGATACCGTATCGGAAATTCTCTCCTTTCTCACTTACGGCTGGAGCTATCATGAGATTGTCTATAAGCGGCGGATGGGGAAATCCACGTCCCCCATCACCCGTAGCAAGTATCAAGACGGTCTGATCGGCTGGCGGAAACTCCCCATTCGCGCCCAAGATACCCTCTACGGCTGGGAATACCGGGACAACTCCGATGACCTCGCCGGGATGATTCAAGCCCCCCCGCCCACGTTTGAACACTGTACCATCCCCATTGAAAAAGCCCTCCATTTCCGAACCAGAAGCCGTAAGGACAACCCGGAAGGCCGCAGCATTCTTCGCACCGCCTACCGCGCCTATTATTTTAAGAAACGTCTGGAGGAGATTGAAGGTTACGGCATGGAACGCGACCTCGCCGGGTTCCCTGTCCTCTACGCCCCTGCGGACCTCGACGTTTGGGGGGACGACCCGGAAGCACGTCAAACCCTTGCTCGGGCGGAAGCACTAGTTTGCAGTATCCGCCGGGATGCGCGTGAGGGTCTGGTCTTACCCGGCGGCGAGAACGGCTGGAAACTGGAACTTATGTCCGCGGGGTCCCGTCGGCAGTTTGACACCAATGCCATCATCGACCGCTATGATAAGCGGATTGCCACCAGTGTTCTTGCCGATTTTGTCATGCTCGGTCAGCAGGCCGTTGGCTCCTTCGCCCTCGCCGACAGCAAGACCAAAATCTTCGCTCTCGCCATTGGCACCTATCTGGATATCATCTGCGAGACCTTCAACAATCAGGGTATTCCCCGGCTGATGGACCTCAATGCAGAACACTTTCCCGGTTTACATGACTATCCAAAGCTGGTGCATGGCGATATTGACGAGCCGGATTTGCAGCGTTTTTCCGCCTTTGTAACGGATATGGTGGAGGCAGGGGTCCTCGTGCCGGACAAGGACTTGGAACAGGCTGTGCGGCGGATGGGACGTCTTCCCGAACGCCCTGACCTCAGCGACGCGAAGTCGGAAGAGGAGAGCAACATACCGGAACGGCCCAGAGACCGCGAAAGCAGTTCTGTCTATAAAATCACGTCGATTTTGAGCAAGTATACCAGCGGAAAAATTTCCAGAGAGACGGCAGTACATCTCTTTCAAAACTTGGGCTTGGATGCAGAAACTATTGACTTTTATCTACAGGAGGCTGACCAGAGTACGGAAAAAGGCAAAAGGCAAAAATCATAAATTTGAACGGAGGCGGAGGAAAATGTCCTTTCTCATCTATAAAACAGGAAATGATAAACGTTTGGTATTTGGATGGGCATCCGTGGCGATTACAGCGGATGGGGCGGCTGTGGAAGACCTACAACATGATGTCATTGAGCCGGAGGAGTTGGAGACAGCAGTATATGAGTATGTGTTGCAATTTGGAGATACCGGAGAAGAACATGAGCCGTCTCTGCGGAAAAAAGGCCGGCTTGTAGAGAGCTGCGTTTTCACGGAGGAAAAACAGCGGGCGATGGGACTTCCGGCGGGTATTCTTCCGGTTGGCTGGTGGATTGGGTTCCGCATTGACGATGATGCGGCGTGGGAGAAAGTCAAAAATGGCACCTATCGCATGTTCTCCATTGAGGGCAGAGCCACCCGGATGCCGCTGAAACAGCGACGTGTGACTTCTGAGGACAATCCAAAGCGTTTTGATACGTTGGAAGAGATTTCTGTAGGGCAAGAAGCTGTCAGGGAAGTGGAAAACCTGCTCCTGCGGGGCAGTGCGTCGGGGCTGTCTCAAAACTCTTCTTTCTCCATAAAATACCAACAAATTGCTCCATAAAAATCATGGAGAATTGTCGCAGCAGGCAGTTCTCCATGATTTTTTAGATTGGTTTATTTGGAAAGATTTAGTTTTGAGAAAACCCCTTTCGTGGCTTCATGCTATAAAAAGACTTTTTATTGAAATCTTTGATTCTGCGCCATCTGCGCTACAAACGACAATTTATCTTATACAGGTATTTACAAATTTGTCACAGTAGGCGCAGGTTTTGTTATTGGAATATCTACGTCGGGCGGAATGTCTTTTGTAAAACTGTTCTCGTAAATATCGAGGAATCCCGAAACAAAAGATGCAGCCGATAAATTTGTTGTAGTCTGCCATCCATATGTTTTGTAAAGATCTATGGTCGCATGAGAGAGCGGTGGCAGATGGAATTCTTTCTGGATCAGATCAATTCCATCAGCATACAGTAGCAATAGCGTATCGTATGCCTTGTGAGGGTCTTTGAATACCGCACGACCATACTGGTCTGCGCCTATTGCAAAGTCTTCGCTGATACTCTCGTATTTTTCTGTGTTCACACTGCCTCGGATGCCTTCTGCGCCCGGCACATATTCTTGAACCCATGGATTTCTAACGCTCGTGATGGGATTGGTCAGGAAGCAGATAGCAACAACCACGCAGGCAATAACCGCCAAAATGATGATCCAAAACGCAGGCTTCTTGTAGTTCATCACTGACTTGACACGCTCCCTGACGCCCACCTCGCCAAAGGCAAGAGGGCAAGCTGCCATCATGCGGCGGTTCACGCTGCAAGCTACAAGGGCCTGTATATAGTCGGCTCTCTGTTCGTTGCCAAGTTCTTTGATGACTTTTTCATCACAGGCAAATTCAATGTCACGGCACAATAGCCCATACGCCATCCACATCAAAGGGTTGAACCAATGGATTGTCAGCAGGAGAAAACCAAGGGGCTTCCACCAATGATCTTTACGGCGAATGTGAGCCTGCTCATGGGCGACCACATGGCTCAGATTCTCTCCATCCATATGATAGGAAAGATAGACCTTCGGTTTGATAATACCCAACACAAAGGGAGAACCAATATTTTCACTTTGGTAGATGTTGTCTCGGAGGAGGACCGCTTCGCTGACCTTGTGCCGCAGACGCCAATAGCTGACTGCGGTATACAGAAAGAGAATAGCGACACCGGCCACCCAAATCATACTCAAAATCGGAATCCAAATTTGAAACGGGTTTGCACTGGCTCCTGGAGCGGGGGGAAAGGCGTCGCCTGGCGTTTGATCCATCATAATCGTCGGACTGACTGTTTCTGCGCTTGGAATCAGACTCAGTGCGCTCTCAAAGGAGAACGGGCAGATCAGCCGTACTGCCACAATGCCCCAGAACAGAACATTTACCCACTTGGGCGCTTTCTGAAATAAGAGCCGGAGCAACAGTACAGCCAGAACAAGCCAACTTGCTGATATGCTCCTATTCATGATTTTCAAAAAGAGTTCGCTCATTGCGATCCTCCTTTTCTGATGCGGTCAATCATGCGCTGTACCTCATCAAGTTCATCTTCGGACAGATCCTGATGCTTTGTAAAGGCAGCGATGAAAGCAGGCAGTGAACCTTCAAATTTTTTCTCGACCAGTTCGTCGATCTCACACGCCTGTGCTTCGTCTTTGGAAACGAGGGAGGTGATAGCACCACCCGCATTCTTTAGAACGCCGCGTTCGCCGAGACGCTTGATAACGGTGTAAGTAGTGGTTCTTTTCCAGCCCAACTGCTCTTGACACAGCTTCACAAGTTCCACGGCAGTTACAGGCTCATGTTCCCACATAATCAAGCAAAAACGATACTCACTTTCGTGAATCTTCGGTGTATCCATAAGAAAACCTCCTGTCTAATGGTGTAGACTCCATGCTCATAGTTTACACCATTAGACAGGAGATGTCAATAGAGTTCATGGAATTGTTACAAAACAGTACGAAAAATAGGCTGTCTCAAAATAGCGAAAAAAAGAACCGCTAGGCACTCGCAAATGCCTGGCGGTTGTTGTATACTTGGGTTATGATGAATAACCAAGAGATACAGTTAGATTATATCGCATACGGGAAACGGCTGATTTCTCCTTTTTCAGGAAGCTCGACACGCTCCGGGAGGAAATAGCCCTCACATATGACGGGCGGGGTTTCGGCAGGGACAGGGGATTCTATCACAGAAGGCGTGTCTGACAGTGTGGCGTTTACCAAAGACCACACATATTCTGTACTCACACCGGAGCAGTTGTAGCACACCAGAACGCCGTTTTCGTGAAGTACCTGGAAACAGTAATGCATACCGC